AACAATCGTCTTTATGTTGGTTGGTTCGGTGTATTACTTATACCAACGGTTTTAACTGCCACGACTTGCTTTATTCTTGCATTTATTGCAAATCCTCCGGTAGATCTAGACGGCGTAAGAGAGCCTATTTCTGGATCTCTTATGTACGGAAATAATATAATTTCAGGTTCGGTTTTGCCTACTTCTAATGCGATAGGATTACATTTTTATGCACTTTGGGATGCATCATCTATTGATGAATGGCTATACAATGGGGGAAGTTGGCAACTCATTGTGTTTCATTTTCTTATTGCTGTTTGGGCATATCTTGGTCGTGAATGGGAACTTTCATTTCGTCTCGGGATGAGGCCATGGATTGCTGTTGCATACTCTGCTCCAGCAATTGCAGCAACTTCCGTTCTTTTAATTTATCCTTTTGGGCAAGGAAGTTTTAGTGATGGTCTTCCTCTTGGAATTAGTGGGACGTTCAACTTCATGATGGTGCTGCAGGCTGAACATAATGTTCTAACTTCCCCATTTCACATGCTAGGAGTGGCGGGGGTATTTGGTGGAGCACTTTTTTCTGCACAACACGGTTCTCTTGTAACTAGTTCAATTATCCGTGAAACTACGGAGCAAGTATCTCAAAATTATGGATATAAGTTTGGTCAAGAGGAAGAGACTTATTCAATTTTAGGTGCCCACGCTTACTTCGGCAGACTTTTTTGGCAATACGCTAGTTTCAACAATTCACGTAGCCTTCACTTCTTTTTGGCTGCTTGGCCAGTAATCGGTATTTGGTTTGCATCTGTGGGTGTAATGTGTTTTTCTTTTAACATTAATGGGTTTAACTTTGTCCATAGTATTCAGGACAATCAAATGAGGACTATTCCTACTTGGGCTGATGTATTAAATCGGGCAATGTTGGGCATTGAAACTATTCATGAAAAAAATTCACATCAATTTCCATTGGATCTTGCCATTTCTTCTTCCTATGAAGTAGCATTAAAATCTCCAAATATTGGTTGATAACATACATCAACTACTTTATTTAATCTCTCTTATGGTGTATAATTATAAGAGAGTTTTTTTTTTTATAAAATGATAACATATATTGCAACAAATACTTTGAATGGAAAGTTTTATATTGGAAGTACTTTTAATTTTGAAAGAAGAAAACAAGAACACTTAGAATCAAAAAATAATTATCCATTTCAAAATTCTCTTCGTAAAAATCCAGATAAGTATGAATGGGAAACTTATACTGATGAATATGATGAACCAATTTTAGAGCAATCATTATTGGATGTGTGGTGGGGAAAATCGCAATGTTATAATATAAATCAATATGCTTCTCGTCCACCAGATTCAACTGGGAGAAAAGTTAAAGAAGAAACTAAACAAAAAATAAGCAAAAAACTTAAAGGTAGGAAAACAAGTAAAAAACAAAAAGAAGCGGTATCCAAATCAAATAAGATACGTAAAATAAACGAAGATACATTAGAAAAAAAGTCAAAAGCAGTAAGTGGCGAAAAAAACCCATTTTATGGGAGAAAGCATAATCCAGAAACAATAAAAAAATACAAAAAACAAAGAAAAGGATTAAAGTGGTGGTATAATGTTGATACTAAACAAACTTGTATGTCTAAAGAATTTCCAGGTAAAGGGTGGCTTCCAGGCAGAACTACCCACACCTTGACATAAGACCCCATTGAAATACTCATAACGACATAAAAAATAAATAGAGGAGTTCCACAAGAACTCCTTTTTTTTATGGATTTTCTTCTAATGCTCCTGTTCTTTCAACTGTTCGGAGTTTTTCTTTTCATATTGTCAATCATATGATAGTATGTCATCAACTGATAACAAACACTTGCCTCTCAAAATGAACCTTGTATAATTAGATAAGAGTTATTTCTTTTTCAATGAAAATCTTTTTAGATACTGCTGACATTTCAATGATCAAACCAGCATATGAGACTGGATTGTTGGATGGAGTTACTACAAATCCAACATTAATTCTCAAAAGTGGAAGGCAACTTCGAGAAGTCATCGAAGAAATTTCAGAAACCTGTCCAAAATTAAAAAGCATTTCTGCTGAGGTTGTTGCTGATACTGCAGAAGAAATGCTTGTACAAGCAAGTAATTATTATACAATTGCACCAAGCATCACAATCAAACTACCTTGTACGGTTGAAGGATTGAAGGCGTGTAAGTTTCTATCCAAATTGTCAATCAGTACCAATGTGACTTTGGTGTTCTCCGTTGCTCAGGCAATTCTCGCTTCAAAGGCAGGAGCAACTTATATCTCACCATTCGTTGGTCGTTCCCTAGATAATGGTATTGACGGTATTGGATTGATCAAGAACATTCGTGAAGTTTATAGTAGGGTGGGAACACAAACAAATATTTTGGCAGCATCTATTCGTGATGTTCGTCAAGTAGAGCAGTCTGCTTTAATTGGTGCCGATGTTGTTACAATTCCTCCTATTGTCTTCTGGGGAATGTATAAAAACATTTTAACGGATGCTGGTATCACACAATTTAACAAAGATTATTTTGATGCAATTAATCATAAATAGAAATGCTTAAGAGTCGCATCTAATAGCAAAGAGAAGGGGGTAGAAATGCCCCTTTCTTGTATAAATAATATTGCGACTTTTAAGACAAGAATGAATAACTATTACACTTACGCATATTTGCGTGAAGATAGAACACCATACTATATTGGAAAAGGTAAAGGTTATAGGGCATTTAAAAAGGATAAAAATGAAGTGATGCCACCAAAAGATAAATCCAGAATTATATTCCTCAAACAAAATCTAACAGAAGAGGATGCATTCAAGCACGAAATTTATATGATTTCTATATTTGGTAGAAAGGATTTGGGAACTGGTATTTTAAGAAATCTGACTGCTGGTGGTGAAGGTTCTTCCGGTTTTACTCATAGTGAAAAAACTAAAAGAAAAATGAGTCAAAAACAAAAAGGAGAAAATAATCCTTCGTATGGAAAAATAGGAGAAAATAGTCCTCTATATGGTAAGTTACATTCTGAAGAAACTAAAAGAAAACTGAGTGAGGCACATAAAGGTAAAATTCTTTCAGAAGAAACTAAAAGAAAAATAAGTGATGCTAAGAAAGGAAAAAATAATTATTTTTATGGTAAATCACATTCTGAAGAAACTAAAAGAAAAATAGGTGATGCACAGAAGGGAAACAAAAATCACAATTATGGTAAATCGCCTTCAGAAGAAACTAGACGAAAACAAAGTGAAGCAAGCAAAGGAGAAAATAATCCTAACTATGGTAAATCACATTCTGAAGAAACTAAAAGAAAAATAAGTGAAGCAAGGAAAGGAAAAAAATGGTGGAATAATGGTTTTATTAATAATTTTTCTAAAGAGTGCCCTGGTGAAGATTGGGTTACTGGAAGGATAGGATATAAACGAGTTACTGAGGGTTGATTGAAATGAAAGAACAACATAAGTGCTGGAATTTTATAATGTCATCATTTTCAAGAACTTATGGAGTTGAAAGAGTGATGATTGAAGAAAAATTTCACGAGATTGCATTACAATGGTGTGACGATCACAATTATGTTTTTGATGTTCAATTGGACAGTTTAGATAAAGTTGATTCTTATTTTAAAAATATTTACGAAAGTTGGGAGGGTTAAATGAAAGTAGGATTAATCGGATTAGGTAGGATGGGTGAAGGGATGTCTCGTCGAATGATGAAAGCAGGAATTGAAGTTTGGGGATACCGAAGAAACTATCAAAAGGCACAGGAAGCATATGAAAAAGGATATGTTAATGGTGTTGTAACTACTATTGAAAATCTTGTTCGAATGGTAAAAAGCAAAAAACAACCAGGAATTTTCCAGATGGTTGTTCCTGCAGAAACAGTAGAGGAGACGATTAATGAGTTACTACGATATTGTGGTGAAGGAGATATTATTATTGATCATGGCAATAGCAATTTTAAAGACAGTCGGAAAAGAGCAGAACGCTTGGCAAAACTTGGTATCCAATATATTGATTGTGGCACTAGCGGTGGTGTTTATGGTTTGGATCGTGGATACTGCCTTATGGTTGGTGGTGGAAATACTGCGGTCTCCACTTGTTCGGCAATTTTTGATGCACTCTCCCCAGGAATTGGTGCTGCCCCCAGGACTCAATCTGACTCAAATGTAACTCCTGCTGAGTATGGTTGGTTATATTGTGGTGGTCCAGGTGCAGGACATTTTGTGAAGATGGTTCACAATGGAATTGAATACGGTATTATGCAGGCGTATGCAGAAGGATTTAATATTCTCAAGAATGCTAATAACGGAGCACAGTATGTTAGAGAAGGAGATGCAGAAGTCGCACCAATGGCAGATCCCGAAAGTTACTGCTATGATATTGATGTTTCTGAGGTTGCTGAGTTGTGGCGTCGTGGTAGTGTTGTTGGGTCTTGGTTACTCGATCTTACTGCTGATGTGCTACGGAACAATCGTGAGCTTGAACAGTTCTCTGGAGGAGTTTCCGACAGTGGTGAGGGTCGTTGGACTGTTTCTGCCGCTGTGGATTTGGGGGTTCCCGCTCCTGTTATTAGCACTGCCCTATTTGAGAGATTTAACTCACGCAATCTCGGATCGTTCGGAGCAAAAATCTTGAATGGAATGAGATTTATGTTTGGGGGACATTTAACAAGATAATAAATATATTTGTAGTCGTTCGTAGCATTTCGACTCCAAGTGGGGAGGATTTTTCCTCCCCCTCCAATAAGAAAGGTACTAAATAATATTGCTACGAACAGAACTACTATGAATAGGTTTTATACTTATGCTTATTTTAGTAAGAGGGGAAACCTCTACTATATTGGCAAAGGGAAGGGTGGACGTGCTTGGGATAAGCATAGTCGAACGGTTAGAATTCCTCCTGATAAAAAGAATATAATCATATTAAAAAATAATTTAACAGAAGAAGAGGCTTATAAGCACGAAATTTATATGATTTCTGTTATTGGTCGTCGTGACCTTGGAACCGGTCCTCTTATGAATAAGACAGACGGTGGTGAAGGTCTTTCTGGATATATTAGAACAGAAGAATATAAAAAAGAGAAAAGTTTTTCTATGAAAAAGTTTTATAATAATCCAGATAATTATGCTAAACTATGTGCCCACAATAAAAAAGTAGGAGTAAATACCGCACAGAAAAATAGAGCAAGGCAAAGAACACATTGGAGAAAAGAAATTTGGGATATGATAGAAGAAAGTTGGATTTCTTCTGGTGGATCTTTCCAATGGGGTCGTGCTGAAGTTATGAAAAAAACAGGAGCTAAAACGCAAGAAGTTCGTGCTATGCTTCGATTAGTCAAAAAAGGATTGACTTGGGAAAATGCTATTAATGGGCATCATACTAGATGATTTCATCCGAAACTCCAGATAAACTTGCGGACATCATTAGAGATACCTGGCCCAACCTTTATCGTCCACATAAGGATTATGTACCTCCAGCACTTTACAGATCACAAAAATTATCTTATAATACTGCAAGCACTGAAAATAAAAATGATAGAAAGGATTAATGAACTCATCGCAGAACTTGGATGGGAATCAACAGATGAGATTGTGATACAAGTCGGTGGTGTTGCAGTAACTGGAACTCAAACAGTATCGACATCAAATCCAAAATGGTCTAAACCTTTTGGTTCTGTTACTTATCAAAAAGATGCCTTTATCATCATCAAAAATGTCAATCGTAATCCCGTAGTTCCTTCACAACCTAATCATGAACAAGTATAATACTGAAGATTATTTTTCTGTTGTCGAAAAAAGAACTGGAAGAAAAATTGCAGATTGTGGTGACTTCTCCGATGCAAAAATGTTGTTGCATATGGATACACAGAATCGTCAAATTGTAAGAAATAAGTTTTTGATGGGACCAGTTTTTGATGTGGAAATGCCTAAGGAACTTCCTACAAATGAGATAGTAAAAGGTGGTGTTGGAAGTTCTCAGAAAATTGAACAACCAAATAGTTCAAATGGACCTGGTAAACCTTTGCCTCAGATCAAACTTCCAGAAAGACAACAAGAACCTATTAGTATCTAAATAATCATAAGTTGCAAATACTTATGGTTCCTCTACACTCGTTTAAGGACTATCTGTTTAATTTAGAAACTACAAGCAAGGCGGAAGCAAAACGAATGTGGAGGAAAAATATAAAAGAACAATGGGAACATAAGTGTGCCTATTGTGATTCGGAAGAGAACATTACATTAGACCATATTGTTCCTCAATGTAAAGGTGGACTTGATATTAAAACAAATGTAGTCGCATGTTGCCATTCGTGTAATCAATCAAAAGCACATGCTCCTTGGGAGCAATGGTATTATAATCAGTATTTCTTTTCCGAATCAAATTATGAAAAGATTAAAAATTGGATGAAACCAGAAGCCCCTGCTAATCTTTATGCATATCGCCCAAGAAGGAATATTGCGAGTTGAATAAATATTTTTATTAGTAGCGTACTCTAATATACCTTTTCGAGAGTATTTAAGGAATGTCCGATATCAAAGTCGATGTTAATTCTCAAAATTTAACTTCAATACGGGTTGGGCAACAAAATACCACCAAAGTGGATTCTAGTGTTGGTGGTTTGCAAGGAATTCAAGTCAATGTTAATCCTCAAAATTTAACTTCAATACGGGTTGGGCAACAAAATGCCACCAAAGTAGTCTCTAGTGTTGGTGGTTTGCAAGGCATTCAGGGACTTCAAGGTCTTCAGGGTATTTATGGATCACAAGGTTCTCAGGGAACAATAGGACCTGTTGGAAGTAATGCTGGGAGAATATTTTATTTTGATAAACAGTCATCTGATATTGGTGGATATTACAAAGCATTAGAATATCCATCACTCTCAGGACTTTCTAGTACTACAGTAGAAATAGTTCAACCCGATGTTCCAGTATTGATTGATAGATTCATTACTGATCCAAATTCTCCCAGAGTTCTGTCATTTCCGATAGGAGAAAATTTAGTAACTATTCATACTAAGTTATTTTCACCGGGAGGATTTGCTCTTCCTCTCATTGTTCAATATAACCTTATTATATCAAAATGTAATTTTGATGGAACTGGTATTACTACAATTTCAAGTGCGTTATCTGAACCATTTAGTAGTACGAATTTAGATGAATTTATTTGGAATGTTACTACTCAAAATGCAGTAGTAACAAATATTAATGATAGAATAATATTTGAATTTTATGTTATTGGAACTACTGGATATGGTAGGGCTGAAGTTTATTATGGGGATCAAGTACAAAGTTTTGTAAGAACAACAGTTAGTGCTGGCGCCATAGGACCTCAAGGAACTCAGGGATTATCTGGTAGTATGCAAGGTTCCCAAGGAACTCAAGGTGTAGGTTCTCAAGGAACTCAAGGAACTCAAGGTGTAGGTTCTCAAGGAACTCAGGGATTATCTGGTAATATGCAAGGTTCTCAAGGAACTCAAGGTTTAAGTAATCAAGGTTCCCAAGGAACTCAAGGTTTAAGTAATCAAGGTTCCCAAGGAATTCAAGGTTTAAGTAATCAAGGTTCTCAAGGATCTCAAGGTTTAAGCAATCAAGGTTCTCAAGGTACTCAAGGTGTTGAAGGTATAGGTTCTCAAGGATCTCAAGGTTTAAGTAATCAAGGTTCCCAAGGAACTCAAGGTGTTGAAGGTATAGGTTCTCAAGGATCTCAAGGAACTCAAGGTATAGGTTCTCAAGGATCTCAAGGTTTAAGTAATCAAGGTTCCCAAGGAATTCAAGGTTTAAGTAATCAAGGTTCTCAAGGAACTCAAGGTGTAGGTTCCCAAGGAACTCAGGGATTATCTGGTAATATGCAAGGTTCCCAAGGAACTCAAGGACTTCAGGGTACTCAAGGAACACAAGGAACACAAGGTGTTCAAGGACTTCAGGGTACTCAAGGAACACAAG